AGGGATAACCTATTCAGCCAAGTAAGGGAACGCAGATTTGTAGTACCACGGCACATCTGTCAGTTCCTTTTGTTTGAGAAATGCAAACTGAATTACTCGAAGATTGGCCGGATGTTTGAACGGGATCACACCTCAATTATTCATAGCAGGAAATTAGTTAGCAACTTTTTAACTGCAAAATATGACAACGAAATTAAATCATACCTAAACTCAAAACAATGGCTATAACATTAAATGAAGCAATCGAAAAGTCACCAATCTTATTGAAAGAAATTTATGACAATTTAAGAATTGAAAAAGAAAATAGATTAAAGGAAGAAGCGGAAGAAAAAGAAATATTTTTAAAGGAAGCAGTAGAACACATTGATAGATTAATTGCTTTGGATATTGCAAAGATTAAAAGGCGGCCAGTTGACATTGCCACTGATCTTTCAGATAAATTGTTGTACAAATATTCGAAAGAAATAAATGAAATGTATACTGATTTTACAATAGAAACTTATAAAGGCCCTTTTGGGATGGGCGAACGACATATCCGAGTTAAATTAGCGGGGGAAGATTGGGACTGGCAAGGGTATGGAATTAAACAAGAACCTATTGATCACGAAAATAAAAAACTATCTTTCACCGAAAAACTAAAACAATGGCTATAATCGCAGCATTAATCTTTATCGGTACTTGTTTTCTTGCCTACCAATTAGGGCAGTATGATGCGAAGTACGGGAAGGAGGATAAGTGATTATTTCTCCACCAACCTATATCCCTGTTTCCACAGGACATTTGTCAGCCGCTTTGATTTGCGAATGATAGCGGTTTCACTATCAGTAGGGTAAAGGATGTGTAGTGCTTCATGTATGGTTATTTCTAACCGGTATTTTCCTTTCAACCGTTCATCAATCTCAATGGTATTATCGTCAATGTGCGCAAGGCCATCCGCTTTCTCCTTCCCCAACTTGCGCCTGACAACTTTCATAGCCTTAACTTATTGTTCTCAATGTAAAAGTTTTTTACCTCTGGATTACCTGCTTTGTCTATTAGTACATGAGCGAACCCATGTACGCTTTGACTTGTAATTGCGTTGTAATCGGGTCTTAAATCACAAAGGCATCCAGTAGTCCATGTTGAAATGATTTGACCTTCATCCGTTATTTGCTGATTAGTTGACCTTCTATGTAAATGACCTATTATTGAAAAGTTAGCCATTTTGTTAAATACACTTTTCGCAGGACTTCCAGCACTTCCACTATACACTTTATGCCCGTGCGTTATTGATAGCTTACCGGCTTTCACCAATACCTTATCATCCAATAGATGTACTCTTTCCTCATTCAGTTGCAGCCGTTCCTCCAGGTGAAAATACGGATCATCCCATATCTCTGCTGCCTTTTGCAGTAGGAACTTTTCCCACCTTACACAATGGTTGCCCTTTAGCCAGTAAATGTGAGCATCGGGGAATACTGCCCGTAGTGATCGCAGGAACTGTTTTGTGGCATCAAATTCCTGCTTTACAGACCTTTTACGGGGGTCTTTCTCAAATCTGCTTACTTGGTGGTTATCAATCAAATCCCCGTTTATAAAGATTGTGTTAATCTTGTTTTCCACACCGTACTTGATAGCCAAATTAATGGCATCAATGTCATGGTACGGGATGTGCAGGTCGGAAATCAGTAGAATGTTGTTACAAGCGGTAGGTAGCTTAAATGGTTGCCTTTTCTCTTGATGTGATTCCGGTAGGTTATACGGATTCATTGGTCTTTTTTCTTTCATGTAGTATTCGGTTTTGTTGATATTACTTTGCTGCTTCTTGCCAAATTTGCCCTCAATGTATCTCAAAAATGACCTTGCTGATTCTACATCTTTGAATAGCAGATTATTTTCAGCGTACATTATACGGGCAAGTTTCATTGAAGGCATATTTGCCCCATACTTATCGCGATACTGTCTTGCAACTTCGCTTTTGGTCATAAGTGCGCTTCAACTATCATTTCGGCTAACGATGTCCAATAGGTTACTCCGGCTTTCACAACCTTTCCTTGCAATATCCATAGTCCGGGAATGTCAATATCACCGACCGTTGTGGTGTAGGTTATCTCATGGTTAGCAACAACGGTTGCACTCCATGACCCAGTTTGACCGGATGGCTTTTTATAGTAGATGTCAGCAGATGTCGGGTTGTGTAGATTCACCCCTTGCTCTGTGAGTTTTATCGTTACGTTAGTGCCGTTGTATATCATGACTGAAAAGTTGATGTGATAGTTACGTTATACTCATTTGTAGCAGATATGGTAACCTTTGTCCTTTGCTCTGTTTGGATTGTTACGTTGCTGCTAAACGAATACAAAGGTACAATGAGATTAGCATCCAAACCTGTGAGGATAAATGTACCACGTTCAGCCGTTAGTACGGCATCCCCTTCTTTCTGTAATGTGGCATCGTTGCCTGTGAGTACATAAGTGCCTTTGTCCGCTACAAGTGTGCGAAGTATATCTATTGTGGCAGCATTGCCTACAAGTGTGAATGTTCCCCTATCGGCTACTATTCTGCGACTTGCTATGGCGCCGGCATCGTTTCCAGTTAGTACAAATGTACCTCTGTCGGCTGCAAATGACTTTACTACCTGGAAGTTGGCATCTATGCCGGTGAGTACGAATGTACCCTTATCGGCTGCGATTCTACGTGATGCGGTTGTGCCTGCATCGTTTCCTGTCAGGGTGTAGGTAGCCGTATCCCCTACAATGGTCTTGCCTAACTGAAAATTAGCATCGCCACCGGATAGAGTGAATGCACCTGTTGCCGCTGATACTGCGAATGATAGTAAAAAGTTAGCTGCTTGCCCTGTGAGAGTGTACGTTGCTAAATCGGCAATAAGGGTATTTCCGGTGGCTGCACCGACTATAGGTACTTGTCCTATCTCAATGGTTGCACCGTCAAATATCCTCCGTGTTGGCATTTCTTACACTTCGTTTATGATTATTGAACCTGATACTAATTGTGGTGTATTTGCAATTGTAAGGATACTTAAACAGGCGTTAGGATTGATTTCAGCGAACTGCCCGATAACGCCACCAGTTGAAACCATATCCAAAGGAGATACTCCCGTAAATGATTCCATTGATAACATTGCAAGTGGCTTGTAAAGGCACACGCCAAAACTTCCTACTGTTATTGTTGATGCTGCTAATGTTACCGATTCAACGCTGCGAACACCTGTATCACTTCCCTCAAGCGGTATGTTAATAAATACGCCTGCTTCACGAAAGGTTGTGCCACCAATTTGATTTGCAGTTGATATTCGACCCGATGTGCCTGCTTGATTAGTATAACTAACTGTAAAAGTAGTTATACTTGTGCCAATTTGTGATTCAACAAATATAGCTGCCATAACCCCCTCTCCACTTGTATAACGTATAAGTGCTGCGGTAGGTAGGTTGGTAGTTTGTGCAGTTGTTACTGTGCCATTAAGACCTGCTGAAATGTTAAGTAAATCAACCAATATAACACCGATACCTGATGAACCTGAACTGTTTAACCTTGCCCCAAGTAGTTGCAAACTGCCTGTATTAATAGCAGGTATCGGGCCCATAGCTTGCGCACTATCTTTGTTAAGTGCAACGGATGATGTTACTATTCCAGGCGCAGGTAAGAATAAATCAAATGCTCCGAAAGTTCTTCCCGGTCTTACAGGTGTACCTGCCATCTGAAAGTCAGCTGCTCGGTTTTCCTTCAACCTATCAATATAATTATCGAAGTCAGTTATTGCCATTATTTTTCAATTGTAGCAAGTGAACCAAATAATTCGGGTGCAGTAGCAGCAGAAGGGATGAACATTAAAGACAAACAGGCATCGGGATTGATTACAGGTATGCCGGGAAGTCCTGTTGTGTAATCTCTCCATCCCATTGTTCCTGCTGAGCCAACAGGTATCCATGCCAAAGGTTGAGCAATGGTTATACCGAAATTCCCAACTGTACCCGTAGTTGCAGTTAATTGAACTGTTTGAATAGATTGTATTCCGCTATCACCTGCTGCCAATGGTATTCTTTGCATACGAGTAACCTCTCTGAAACCAGTTGCGCCTATATTGATTGTTGATGTTCTACTACTTGTACCACCCTGATTAGTGTATGTCATTGTTAGTGTGGTAGCTGTTGTGCCTATAATTGTATAAATCTCATAAAATGCCATGTTACCTTCACCCCCTGTGTTACGTGTTAAAGCAGGTGAAGCAGGTGAACCCTGAACCGTTTGCGCGGATGTTGCTATACCTGAAAGTCCTCCTATGTGAAATAACCTATCGTAAAGAAGAAAAACCCCTGCAACAAGCGGAGCAATAGACGCACCTATCAAATGCTTATCTCTACTTCCACCGGGAGCAGTAAAAGGTATTGCACCTTGTGTAGTTCTATCAGGAATAGCCCCCGATGTAGGTACTGCGCCTTTTGCCGGCATTCCATCATACTCCCAAAGAGAGCATCCCCTACCTGCTATTGGTGCGGTTGCTGCCACACCTGCAACACGAGGCACCTTGTGGAAAAAGATATTTTCAGGAGTACCGTTATTCCCCCCTGACTGCCTATTAATCAAATCCGATAAATCTGTTATTGCTGCCATTGTATTCCGTTTGCAATCGCATGGGCTTTCGCTTCTACGATTAGGTTTGCTAAATTGTCAAGATTAGTACCCGATTGATAAACCAATCCCCCTACCTGTGGCAGAATCTCAAAGTTTTCCTCACTTACCCGCAACCCCCAATCGCCCGAACTTGACAAATACAGGATGCTATCAGTTTTCGTTATAACGGTCATTATTGCAGAGTTAATAATCCATTAGTTTGATCGAAGTCAACTGCGAGTGATTCCCCACTATTCAAAGTCAGGGAAGTACCGTAATCATACCACCCAATCAAAGGCCCACCGGCAGCAGTAGAGTTATACACTACTACATAGCGGAAAGGCCCTGTGCTACCACCTGTTGAAGTGAGGGTAGTATCGGCCACCACTAACTTATAAAGTCCTCCTGTCTGCGAGGATGAAGTAGTGGTAAGGTTACGGGTTGAAAGGTTCGTGTAGGTGATTTGCGTAATGTCCGCAAGTACGCTATTGGAAGCAGTCGGAGCCACGTTTGATAAAGCAAGCGTTAACTGATTGCTTCCTAAGTTGTGGGTTCCTTCCGCTACTGCCTCTACGAAAGAGTTAAATTTATTGAATACTGCCATGTTCTATTTATTTAGCACAAAGTTACTCATTACTTTTCGATTTCAGCACCTTTGCAAATCCCCTTGCAATACCCCACTTATTTGCATTATATAGCTTAATGTCCATAAGGTTGGTAATAAATCCTTTTTCAACTAATACCGTTTCCGCATCCGCTTTCATCCATGCTAATGACCTACGGGCGGTTAGCTTTTCAGGTCGGATTCCCCTATCCTTAAATCCAACGGAAGTAAACACCTTCAAAAGGGATTTCGCTAACTCCATCTCAAATTGACTTGCATTATCTGGTACAATAATTTCACTCCCCTTTGCTTCAGCGTTTGCGGATGCGTTCCAATGGATGTCAACAAGTATATCCCTTTTGCTAAACTTCCCACGCAGCCATGCAAGGGTTTGGGCAAGTGCATTTGTATTGCTATCGGTAAGCGGCTCTATACCTTCCTTTTGCAGTTCGGCAACTACCATATCCCTAAATTCAATGGCTAAATCACGTTCGATGTAGCCATTCCCGGAAGCACCTGGATCCTTTCCACCATGCCCGGCTGATAAGATTATTTTTCTCGCCATAGCTTATAGATTACAAATGATATAACTGCCACAATGGATAACGCTAACCAAAACGGCAATCGTTTAGTTTCCTTATTACGATAGTCGGATTGACTGAAACCGATAACAGTTCCCGTTGCCTTAACGCTATCCTTTCGGATGCCGTTAATAACTTCTTTACTTGATGCCTTTACATTCTCATAGATTATCCTTTTGCGAAGGATAGGAACGGTTGTATAGGTTGTGTCGAATAACTCTACTGTCTTGGTTTGGAACTCTATCCATTCCTGTAAGGTACGGGTAGTATCAACTACTGATAATCTTGTAGTATCGTATTCAAATATTGTTAACGTTTCTGTTTTTCCCCTTGATTTGTTTACTGAATTGCAGGATAGCAGTACTAATAGTACCACTATTGCAATGAAAACAAACGGGAACCAGTTAAACTTTGGGGTCTTGTTCATCAGGTACGATTGCATAGTGTTCACCATTTGCGAGTAATGCGGAGAATACCTCCAGTAATGTCGGCAAAAATGCGATAATAATTCCCACATTCGCCATTTGTTTGTCGGTCAGTTCAAATACTTGAAATACTGCCATGACCGTTGGCCCGGATAATAACCCGATAACCCTTTTTGATTTGCGGTACCATTTAGGAGCCGGCTTGTTTACGTTTGTAAGACTAAGATTTGTCTTTCCCATTTCTGTACTTATTTATGTTCACGAATATTGTAACGAGTGCTGATAGTATGGTGCAATACGTTGCCACATCCGATGCAGTCAAATGACTAAATACCCAAAAGGTTAAAGTTACCAGCAGTCCATTGATTCCTGCATCATTTGTTTGGTGTTCCATTGCTAACGTTTAATCAGTTTGTAAAAGTTGAGAATAAAATCATCTATGAGTGTGTTATCCGTACCCCATTGCTGCACGATGTGTGCAGGGATAGGCACGTTGCCATCTGTAACCTTCTTCCCTTTTCTGTCATATGCTTCAACATAAGAATTACAACCTTTCGTTGTATCTCTTGTAAGTCCAAACACTACCCATGTGATTTGAGTTATGGTGTCCTTTGTCAGTTTGTTGAACTCTACAGGTTTTACCTGTATGGCAGCAGGGATAGTGTCTGCTTGCACGGGTGCGGTTACTGATAATGTGATTGCGGTTGCGATTGCGGTGAGCATATTATATTTTTTATTAGTTAGATATTATTTTCCAGTTTGCGCCATCTGATATAATGTGTACTCTTGACCATTGGGTAGATAGTGTTTGAGTGGTTGCACCATCAATGGTCTGTGAGCCGTTGGGGTCAACGGTTATGGTTCCCGTTCCGCTATTTTTTATAATCAATATCCTACCCGTATTACCTACTGCGGTGAACAAGTTAACGGTGAAAGTTCCTGATGTGCAGTCAATGAAATAATCTGTTGTCGCTGCCGTGTAGGTTGTAGTACGGGCGGTGTATGCTTGGTCGAATCCTGTACCTTGTATTGAGCCGTTGACTTGTAATTGGTCTACTCCGTTATCGGTTGTTGTGTTTACAAGCACGGCCCCACCCGAAACGATACGTACACGCTCTATTGAATTTGTTACTAAAATTGTACTTTGTGCATCTCTTGTACCTATTTCTAACGGATTAGAACTTGTATTTGTTCCTATAAATGGTCTTGCTGCGGTTAATAAACCTATCCCGATATTCACCTGTGAGCCAGTTACTCCCGAATTTGATACAATTAATGTACCACCATTTACATGAAGTTTTGAACTTGGGTTACTTGGCCCTGTTCCTATACCTATATCGCCGCCCCCCGTAATTTTTAATCTCTCTGTATTATTTGTACCGAAATAAAATGGGCCGTTATCTCTCTGCCATAAATACGCTTCAGGTGTTCCACCGGTCATAAAACTTTGAACATCAAAACCCGTAGGCACTGAAAGCCCTTGTACCCGAAATTGCGCTACTGCAGTAGGACTTGTAATTAATATATCCCCCCCCTGAACTTTAAGATCATCCGAAATAGTTGCACTTCCACTCACCTGCAATCTATCTACTCCGTTATCAGTATTTGTATTTATTAATGTAGTACCATTAACGGCTAATCTTGCAGCAGGAGCGGTGTAACCGATACCTACGTTGCCTCCATTTGGGTTTAATAGCAGGTTATAATTGGTACTTAAATTTAATCTGTCTGTTGATTGAATCCAACTGGCTGCGGTACCGGAGCCACTTAACCCAAAATCTAAAATTAATGATGTTGATGTTGAGGAATTTCTAAATGTTCCATTGGATTGTGTTGTACCCGTCGTTGCAGGTAATCCACTTGATGATATATTAGATTCCAGTTTAACCTCCGGACTTGGAGTACTTATCCCCACATTCCCCGATGGATTAATAGTCATAGCAACTGAAGATGCCGAATCAACTATTGATGAATTTCCCAAAGCACTCGATGAAGTCCATTTAGGCACTCTGTTAATCGTACCACTACCACTAATACCACCTCCACCTGCCCCTACTTTCTGCCATGCCCTTTTATACCTTACATACAATGATGAATCAGCAGGGCGAATCAGTATCTGCGAACTATCAGCAGGGGTCATTGCGGAAGTATCACGGGTCGGAATACCGATACCATTTACATAACGAACACGGCTACCCGTTTGCTGCCATTGTGCGGATGCGGATAAGGATAAAAGTATTGCACAGATTGTTAAAAACTTTCTCATATTATTGAACTAAAATTAATATTTTCTCATTTTGAACAAAAGGAACATTACTATCAACGGTCAGGGTACCACTACTTACTATCCATAATGCACCCGTATCAGGCGAACCCGTGTTATACTTTATCGTTTCAAACGATGTACCACCTCGTGAGCCGTAAAACATTGTCTTACCTGCACCGCCCGGTATAGCTATCGAAGTTTCCCCGCCACCTGCCGTATATTGCAGCACCTGTGTTGTTGTACCTTGTATAACTATGCCCGTTGGCGTTACGGTGGTTCCTGCTAAACTATACACACCCGTACCTTGATAAGATACTTGATACGTTGCAATGTCCTTATTTGCCCCTGTAATAGTGAAAGATTGCAGCCATGCCAAACCCGATACTATCACTAACCCACCTGCAGTACCATTGTCAATAACGAACTTAAGCGATACCAACTCTCTATTCAGTTGGCTATTCAGCATAAATAGGTAGGAATAATCATCCAATACTACAAGTCCATCCGCTTGTATTGACCATGAAGCGACATCTGGTCTTGACTGCCTAAACCATGCACTACTGATATTAGTAGTTTCCATCGCATCCACCTCCACCGAAAAAGTGCAAGTCCTTGCACACGCAATGAGATTGTCAGTCATTGCTATCGAATTGTACCTATAAAGGTTTAATTTTTGTCCGGTTACTGGTGTCATAGTTAGCAGAGTTCTCCTTTTGTTAATGAATCAATACCATAAGGCACCGGTGTAGTTTTAGAGCAAATGAATTGATCTGGTGGCAAAGTTAATGCAACTTTCGGAAG